TCCTCAAACTAAAATTAAATTGAGTGAACTTAATAAAATTTTAACTGAGATGAAACAAGGTGAAGAGGCTGTTAAACGCATGGCTGACATTGATAAAAGCAGAGGAATGCAAACTCCAACAGAAGTAGCCCGTAGACAGCGTGAAAATAAAACACGGGATGCAAAGGTACCACAGACAGCACCATTGCTATCAAGTAATAATGATGCATTAGGTGATAATGCAATCGCAAACAATTTACGTCAACAGGCTGCAAAGATGGCTGCTGAGGCTAAGGGATTGATGATTGAAAGTGAATTATTAGTAACTCAAGCTAATAAGATGGATCCTCCCCCAACAGCCAAAAAACCAAAAACAACTAAGAAGGCAGTTGTAGTTGAAGCTCCAGTGGTTGCTGAATCTATACCTAAAGTAAAGAAAATAAAAGCAAAAGTTAGTGTATAATGAGTCCAGAATTCATAGAAAAGTGGGAACATATCATTGAAGATGTTGAGAAAACTAAAATTCCCGTTCAATTTATTAGAAAGTTAGTAATTAAACTACACGGTAAAAAACAAAAGACATTAAACATTGAAAAATTTTCAAGTCAAGGATTAGATTCAGACCAGATAGAAGAAGTGATAAGTAGAAAACTTCAAGAATTGGATGATTCTGTTGTAGGAGTAGAGTTTTTACTTAATGTACAAAGTATTGCTGAAGCAGTCCAACCAGAGACAGATAAAATACTAGGAAATTTATGAAGCAGTACCTTGAATTACTAAAAGATATTTTAGATAATGGTGAGGAAAGAACTGACAGGACCTCAGTGGGTACAATTTCTGTATTTGCTAGACAATTAAAATTTGATTTGCGTAGGGGGTTTCCAGCTATCACTACTAAAAAACTTGCTTGGAAAGCTGTAGTAGGAGAGTTGTTATGGTTTATCGAAGGATCATCCTCTGAGAGGAGACTTGCAGAGATTACCCATGGCACTGCTGAAGGTACTGTCACTATTTGGACACTAAATGCGCTAGCACCATACTGGAAAGATAAAGCAAAATTTAAAGGTGATTTAGGTAGAATATACGGAGTGCAATGGCGACATTGGAAAAGTCATATTCCCGAAGGTGAACCTGATATAGATGATGAGTATGGTAAAACATGGTTTGATCCAATCTACAAAGAAATTGATCAACTATCTATTCTAATAGAGGGTATTAAGAAAGATCCTAATAGTCGTAGACATATACTGACAGCATGGAACCCGGGCGAGTTAGATAGCATGGCTTTGCCGCCGTGTCATGTGTTATGTCAATTCTATGTCAATAAAAATAAAGAATTATCTTGCCATATGTACCAGCGTAGTGTGGATGCTTTTCTTGGCTTACCTTTTAACATTGCTAGCTATGCGTTACTCACTCATTTAATAGCACAAGTATGTGATTTGGGTGTTGCTGAATTAGTTATCAGCACAGGGGATACACATATCTATACTCCTCACGTTGAACAAGTTAAAGAACAACTGAGTCGTGAACCGTTAGTGTTACCCACATTAAAAATTAATTCTACTATAAAAAATATAGATGATTTCATACCTGAATCTATTGAGTTAGTTAATTACAAATGCTATCCTGCTATTAAAGCAGATATGGTAGTATGATTAATTTAGCAGAAGCAAAAACAATTGAATGTTTAGTACATACTATTAAAATGGGTGATGTAGAAGATCCTGATTTATTTGTTGCCGATCCTATTTGGAAATGGCAACAAACAGAAGAAGGCCAATGGATTATGAAAAACAGTAATCCTAAACCAATGTGGAAGAGACAGTTTGATTCTATAACATATGGGCATTTATATTCTATACATGCTTATCTAGAACCCAAAGATTATACCTATTGGAGTTTAAAGTTTAAATGAATATTTTAGTAACCGGGGGTCTTGGATTAATAGGCCACAATGTAGTTAAGCGATTACAAGATAAAGGACATTTAGTATCTATAATAGATTCTAAAACAAACTACGGTATCATTCCGCAAGATGAAATTGATTACTTGATGACTGAGCGTAGGAAAAAAATTGATAGGGATAGTTATATTTACGAACGTGATATTTGTGATGCTCACGCAGTTGACCATATGTTCAATGTAGAGCAGCCTGAAATTGTAATTCACATGGCTAGCTTTCCTAGGCAGAAAGTTGTCAATAGTAACCCGGCATTGGGAAGTCGTACCATGAGTGAAGGGTTACTTAACTTGTTAGAAATCTGCAACAAATACGAAGTACGCAAATTCATCTATATGAGTAGCAGTATGGTATACGGAGACTTTACTGATGATGTGAAAGAAGATGCTATTTGCAAACCACAGGGTCAATATGGTATAATGAAACTAGCAGGTGAATGGCTGGTTCGTGATTATTCTCGCAGAACTAATCTTGTACACACTATCATTCGTCCAAGTGCAGTGTACGGACCGTTAGATGTTGAAGATAGGGTTATTAGTAAATTCTTACTTACTGCTATGCGCGGTGGAGTATTGAAAATCAACGGTGAGAAAGAGACACTGGACTTTACCTATGTAGATGATGCTGCTGATGGAATTGTTGCTGCTGCGTTAAGTGACAATACAGAAAACAAAACTTACAATATTACAAAGAGTCATAGTGTTACCTTACTTAAGGCTGCACAGATGGCATTGAGTTTAGCAGGTGGAGGTCAGTTAGAAGTTAGAAGCAAGGATGCTGATTTCCCAAGTCGCGGCGCATTGAATATTGATGCTGCTAGACAAGATTTTGGATATGACCCTAAAGTTGACGTAGAAGAAGGGTTTCAAAACTACTACAATTGGCTAATTGATGATATGTATTTCAATAAAGATAAATATCTAAATGTTGATAATATCATTCTTACCTAACTGGGTATTTCATCTATTGCTTACAGCCGGTATATTGGGTACAATAGCCGGCTTTGTTTTGGGCATGATTCCTTTAATACAAAAGTACATATTCCCTATAAGAATTATTAGTATATTATTATTATCGTTTTCGTTGTATATAGAAGGTGGGTTGTCTAATGAAGAATCTTGGCAGTTAAAAGTTAAAGAGGTAGAAGCTAAACTAGCACAAAAAGAAGTGCAAAGCCAAGCAGAAACTGTAAAAATTGTAGAAAAGGTAATCACCAAGACAGCATATATAAAGACCAAAGGTCAAGATATTATCAGGTATCTTGACAAAGAAGTAGTAAAAGATAATGAGGTAATCAAATATGTTGAAACATGTCCTGCCATACCTCAAGTTATACTTAAATCAGTAAACGAAGCAGCAACTATCCCGCATCAAGCAACAAAATGAAATATTTAATTATACTATTTACTGTTTTATTAGCATCTTGCAGTACTCCTGTGCCGTTAACCCCTAAATTTCCAGAGGCCCCTGCTATTTTATTAGAGGGTTGCCCCAAACAATTAGAGAAAATTGAAGGAGATTCCGTCACAATAGTTGATTTTACTAAAAGTGTAGTTAAAAATTATACCACTTACCATGAATGTGCTGCTAAATATAACAGCTGGATTGAGTGGTATCAGATTCAAAAAAAGCTATGGGATGAATCTAACTAATCCATAAATAGTGATAAATACACTATAGTTTAGGATTAAGACATGACTCAAGAAATAATCAATATAGGCGCACAACCCAATGATGGGGAAGGTGATCCGTTACGCACAGCCTTTGCAAAGATTAACAATAATTTTACACAGTTATTCAGTACTGGGTTTTTCACTTCAAATGCATATTCTACTGGAGATACTGCTGGACAAGTTATATTTACAACCCCAATTGAAACTTTTACACAGGGCATTATTCAGATTAACTCTAATGATACCACCTCAACCGACACTGAAAACATTACATTAAATGTATCTGTAGTTAATGACGGCAGTGATTTAACATGGATTGGACACAGTACATTATTTTTCGGTAATGTTTTAACTGGTTATGACTTGGATATTTTTGAATCAAATGTTCGCATACTAGTTAATCCATTGATAGACACTACAATCTTTCACTTTATATCTGCACAGATTACTTGGTCAGGGGTTCCTGTTCCTGGATTGGTCTTGCTTACTGACAGCTTAGTTGATCCTCTAATAGTAGACACAGAAAATAATTTCAATGTAGAAACTGAAAATCTAGTAATAATATGAGAGCAAAAGAATTTATAACAGAGGAACGTGCTGCATTATCAGTTGATGTTGCTAGAGCAATGCCGGGCACCTATACTATTCCAGGATTGCCCAATAGTGACTTCTATAAACAATATCGTTTTGGAGTAGCACTAGCCGGCGCTAGGGGACAACTAGAAAGACAGCAAGATAGTATTCCGCCTTATAATTTTGAAAAAGAAACTCCATGGGGAGAGAACATGATTGTAAGTTCATACATGGACGGTGAAATTGAAAAAGACATTGACTATGCTATGAAAGAAACAGGTGTTCCTGGTACTAAAGTATTAATCAGCACTAAGAAAAGTGAAGAAGCGCCAGGTGTAGATAAGACTAGTCCGATGAAAGCGTTTAAAGGTTATCCAAAATGAGAGCAAGTGAATTTTTAAATGAACAACGCACTATTGGTACACCTACTAAACGCCAATCTTTTGCTATGCGTGGATTACATAAGTTTCGTGATCCGGGCGGATATGATCGCACCTATGAATTAAATCGTATTATGATGGCTGTTGCTAGCGCAGATGGAACTACTCCATTAGAGATAGATGCAGAAACATGGAGTGGTCGTTATAACACCGCTCATCCATATACTGATATAGAATCTAAAATGCTTAAACAAGCATATAAAGCAGTGGGTAGTGACATTGTGGATTTAAATCATGGTGATGATGAAAGTACTGAATTGCCCGATACCAATACTCAAAGCATAGTAAAACCATTCAAGGGTTACAAAAGAAAATAATCAGAGTATCAAATCCTAGAATAAGTAATTATATCAAATTACAGGATTCTTGATGATTGATATTAACAAAACACTAGATTTAATAAAATTAAAGTTTTATAACGAACATTTATACACTGCCCATATCTATGCAGAAGGTGATAGTCCAATGCATAAGGGGCTAACTGAACAAGTTGTCAAACAATACATAGACCCATTAAATCTAAAGAAAGATAGCAAGATACTAGACTTGGGATGTGGTCCTGGTTACTTCTTAGATGAAATGAAGTCACGTGGCTATACTGATTTAATTGGGGTATCCTTAAGTCCTGAAGATATTAAAATATGTGAAGATAAGGGTCATACTATTAAAAAATATGATTTAAGTTTCATTCCGCAAAGTGAAGGTTACTATGATGAAAGTGTAGATTTTATATTCTTGCGTCATGCATTAGAGCATAGCCCATATCCTATCTTTAGTTTAATGGAATATAATCGTATTCTCAAGCAGTTTGGCAAGATTTATATTGAAGTTCCGCAACCCGATTGTGATAGAAAACACGAAGAAAATTTAAATCATTACAGTATTCTAGGACAAAATCAACTAGCAGCATTGATTGTACGCACCGGATTTAATATTGATAGATTTGAACACTTTGAATTTGATATTGAAGTTACTAACGCAGAATTTCCTGAAAAATCATCCAAAGCAAGAGAAAAGTTTTACTGTATCGTTGCTACTAAGCAGCGACCATTAGATATCAAGTAAAATAATAAATACTCACTACAAGTGAGTATTTTTTTATGTTCGATCCATTCAAACAAGCTAAACTCCAAAACGGTTATTCTAAACTCAAGGATATAAAAGTCCCTGAGAAGGATATCTCATTGGATGACTTAAAAAGATTAAGTGGGTCTGG